CCCGAATTAAGGTCCAAAGGACCCCCAACTAGCCTTCCCTAGGAGGCGTCACACCTCCTAGCGTTAGCTAGGCCTTCACGGAGTATCACTCCGCATGAAGGGTGTCGGTAACCAATTGGAAACCGACACATAGCCCTTACGGACTATGTTTGTCTCCACCTGACGGCGGAGCGTAACTTCAGGAAGGAACTTATACCTACTATTTCTAATAGATAAAGCCCCCCTTAAAGCAACACCAACAAGCCAAGGCTTGTCATGCACCTTCTGCAGCGTCTTGTAATCCCTACAAGGCGAGAAGGCGAGCTCTTTCCACCTCCAATTGCCAGATCTGCGAGAGATCCAGCAAGAGGAAGCAGAAAGATGCTCATCACCTGACGTGTCGATACCACTGTCTTCTTCCCCCGGGAGGGGTCGGAAGAAGCGGTACGGCTCAGGGACGTCATTCAAAATAACGTCTCTGACGGAAGCAAAGAAATCGGTTACGATCTCAGAGCGCCGAGTCAAGTTCATGAACTTGAAAATATTCTGGAGAGAATCCAGTCTATAATCAAGGGTGAAGGGACGAACGTCCTTACCACCGAACCAGTCTTTCCCGCACGACTCGCGAAAGGGACCCGATAAAAAGGTCTTCTTTCTGTTCGTCTTAAACCCGAGATGATTCAGAAACTGAATCACCTTTGCAGCATGTCGCTTCCGAACCACGATATCATCCCCGTAGACTAAAAAGTCTACACCAGGAGTACCGCAGCCGGTGGCTACGCACGCAGAGGCAAAAACGAGCGTTTCGAGAGGAAAGCAAAAGCCATTACCCATGCTACAAAATTTTGAAAACGTCTTTACGACGCCATCAAGTTCATAGGCATGTGATCTGATACGGTCCAAAAGACTGTACCAGTCAGGCGGGAGCAGACGACGAGTCACCCCAATAGACAAAGAATCCGAAGCGGACTCTAAATCTATAGTGACGAACCCGTCATCAGAATCATCGATTGAACCCAAACGGGCAAATTCCTGATTCTTGCTCTGATCTCTCAAATCGAGGCCAACTTTCTTGAGCTTCTTGCGAAGCTCTTGATCGACACCTTTTTGAAAGAAGCCGTTTAGTAAAGGCTCTACTGCTATCGATCTATCAGTGATAGCAGTCTTCGGTACAAAGCATATTTTGTTATTATCGACCAGGGTCAACCGACTTAGATATGCCTTGAAAGCATAATCCTCGTCGTAGCATACGAATCCATTCTTACTCTGGAGAAGTGATTCCCAGAGATGGTAATTTCGTCGTATGCCTAAATACCCGTGGTGCAGGCAGCCTGGAGTCACGGACCAGCTTTCATTTGCCCATTTCGAGGCAAAGCTAGTTGCATTACCGTGAACACCGATACTTGCGCCCGGCCCAAAGTCACACATATCAGAAATGCTTTTGTAGTTAGGACGTGATCCAATGACGGACCGTATCCAAGATCTACCAAAGCCCATCTCTTTCGAAAACCGATCGCGAGAGCGATCGATATCTAGGAACTGATGCTTGAGGTTCACGCGTTTGCAACGTCGTTCAGACGTTTCAAATTTAGCGCGAGCTTTAGCACCAGGGTTAGCACTTACAGTGCCAACCGGGAATGGAAATTTCCTAATGAGCAACGATATCTGATTCGCTGCGAAATGCTCCGCAGCATCCGGGTACTTCTGTCCGGATAAGGAATCAGCAATAGAAAGGAGATCGTCCCAACGTTCGGAAGCCAAGGCTTCACTAATTGAAGAAACAAACCCCCATTCTTTATGAGCCAATAAAACTCTCGACAAGACTCGAACGTAACGTTCGAAATGCTTACGGTGCAGAGTCCGCTGCAGATTTTGCAGCTTCTTCTGTTCTGTGCGATCCATCATGAATCCTCAGTTTACTCTTCAGAACAAGTTCCGAAGAGCATTGAATGACCGTCCCGGCCGCAACGACCGAGACGAGGAGCTTCAACAGCTTGACAATCTTTTCAAGGTCCACGAATGGACCTTTAGAAGGTGACTTGCTGACTCTTGACGTGCGTCTTGAAGGACGCACTAGCAAGGAAAGCTCCCATGTCATTCAGGAGGGTATCGATGTCGCCAGAAGCATAGCCCACCGGAACAGCAACATCGATCGTGAGGATCGCGTCGCCAGCCGTCGTCTTTGCACCCGTGAGGGTGAGAGTGCGCGTGAGCTTGGCCTGAGTACGACCCAAACCACTGAACGTATCCGTCGGCTTCGGAGAGGTACGAGCAAGCTTAACGTCATCCTTGATGGATACCGTTTTGAGCGAGCCGATGTACCCGATCTGGTCCTTCGAATACGAATCAGGGTTATAGGTCTTGGCGTTGATTGTGAGTGCCATGGATGAACTCCATTGTACCGCAAAATGCGGCGAGTTGGTTTAAAGGGATTTAAGGTACAATAACGTACCTCGGAGGAACCCGTCGACGAAGTCGAGGGCCCTTATCCTCAGGGAAAACCTTGAGGATCTGCTTGCTCAAAAGAGCAGCAGCATCTGCTACCCGAGTCCAGCGGTCGAATCGGAAATCCGATTTTATCACTATATCGGGCGTCAGAATAGGCTGGCGAACTTTGGAAAGAAAGTCTACCCTGGCTGAGCCATTTGCTGGCTGATCCATGGTATAAGTCGATCCAGTCGCTCTGCTTCCGATAACCTCATACATGGATGTTACACCATATGTTACGGTTAAGGAAGAGCCTAGATTATTCCACCCGAAGGCCGGAGTGATCGCACCGAGAAAATCCCCGATGTTCACAAACCAATCAGCTACAAAAGAATGACTAACTAGTTCCCATGGAACGGTTATTAGGTTCTTCCCAGTGAATCCAATGTTGTCGAACTCATCAAGAGTGACTTCATCGAGACTCATACTGCGACAGCTATAGTACGCCCAAGTTTGACGTTTAACGGTCAACTCGGTAACACCATAGCTGAGGACGATTGTACTAGAAGAATAATGATCAATCTTCTGGTTCACTCGTGTCTTTTTGAGCTGTTTTCCACGGGCCTTTTTGAGCCCTTCAAGTACTGCCTGTATATCCTTTATCAACGGCATGATGCCGTATCGATAAGCGAGCCACAGGTTGGATACGCCATTAAGCGCGTAACCCGGGAACATACCTTTCTCTTTTGCCTGAGCGGCTTCGCGAAGAAGCCGGGATAGCTTGGAGATCCTTATGTCCAGTAGCTTAAAGAGTCCGACAGTTTGATGGGCTTCGGCTAACGATTCGAAAGGATTCGTTTCGCCTCTGCCCCTGTCGTTAAGTAACCGAGTAGAAACCTCTTTTTGCAGGGAAACTTTGTCTGCATTAGAGATTGGATCCTCTGTTGCCTTGACTACCATCCCATTCTGCAAAGCAGATTGTTCCGGTAGGAGGCGAAACAGAAAGTTACCACGATTATCGCGATAACTGTAGTTCGGTGAACAACTGATTGCGTTTGTTTTCAAACGCCCTCCGTAGCCACCAAGATCCTGATACGAGTATTTCTCACGCCACAAGCTATTGAAGAATTTCTCTCCTTTAGCCACACGGCGCTTAAATCCAGGTACCACCACATCGCGCATATACTCATAGGTCCCAATAGTCGGATAGGCGCCAGATTCGTTCGGAACGTAGTTAGGTTCCGCACAACTGGACCATATCCTCCATTGTTGGGCAATGGTACCAAGGCTCAAATTGATCCTTGATCTCATTCGGGTATATGAAGGCTTCTCAACGAAGTTCTTTTTGTTGCGATGATTACTCATGATACTTCTCGTGAGTGAGGTAAAGACCGATAACGCACATTACCTAAATATGTGCTTAATCTAAAGATCGAAAGATCAGTCTTTCCTAGAATAAGACTCCTTTCCTTAGGCGAGCCAGAACCCTGTAAAGGGGTAAAGACTCGTTGAGGGATTGGAG